ATGGGTGGTTCATTATGGATATTTAAAGAACCCGTAAACGGACATAAGTATGTTATGGGTGTCGATGTATCAAGAGGTGATTCTGAAGACTTCTCGTGTATTCAAATTATTGATTTTGATGAAAGAGAACAGGTGTTAGAATACGTTGCAAAAATTCCACCAGATGTATTGGCTGAAATAGCCTATAAATGGGGAACAATGTATAATGCTTACTGTGTAATTGATATTACAGGAGGTATGGGTATATCCACTGCTAGAAAGTTACAGGAATTAAGTTATCAAGGTGGTTTATATGTTGATAATGTTGATACAAGTAATAAATGGAAATGGGACCCAAAAATAAATGATAAAATACCTGGTATTAATTTTAATTCAAAAAGAGTTCAAATTATTGCTGCGTTTGAAGAGGGTGTAAGACATGGGTTTAAAGTATATTCAAATAGATTATACAATGAAATGAACACATTTATTTATATCAATGGAAGACCTGACCATCAAAAAGGTCATCACGATGACTGTATTATGGGGGTTTCTATGGCTTTGTATGTTGCGGAAAAATCATTCCAATCATTAGAAAAAGTAACTAATCATACTAAGGCAATGATTAACTCATGGGCGACTACGGTTAATGAAAATAAAAACACTTCCGACTTCTTTAATCCAATGGTTCCACAAATGGGTAGGAATGGTAATTTAAGTAATAATGGTGATGCAACAAAGGGTGATTATCAAAAATATGGTTGGTTATTTGGTGCTAGGTAACTATTTATATTATCAAGGTAATTAGTAAATTTAAATTATGAGCGAAAACAATCTTACGGTCTGGCAAAGGTTATCCAAGACATTCGGGCCAAACTCTTTATTAAAACAAGACTACCCAACTTTTAAGTTTGATAAAAAAGAACTTTTAAGAACAACAAATAGAGACGATTTTGAAAGGGAAAAACTTCAAGCACAACAAACGTATTATTTAACAAACCAATGGGCTAAAGTTGAAAATAATTTATATTCACAGGCAATATATTATGAACCATCGAGATTGTCGGCACAATACGATTACGAAAGTATGGAATATTGCATTGCGGGCGATACAAAAATTGCAACACCTGATGGTTTTATCACAATAAAAGAGCTTGCGGATAAAGGTAGGGATTACGAATTTATTACCTATGCATATGACCATAATTTGAAAAAAGTGGTTCCCGCCATTGCAAGAAACGCTCACTATACTCGTGATGAAATAACATATAAAGTTATTTTTGATGATGGGTCGTTTATTATAACAACTTGGGAACACCAATTAATGAAAAGAGATGGGTCATTTGAAAGAGTTATGAATTTAAAGGAAGGTGATTCTATGATGCCATTTTATCGTAAATCATTTTATAATAATGAAAAATATAATTGGATATATACTTGTAATAGTAGTGAAGGTCATAATGGGTGGGTCTCTGAACATAATTTAATTGCCGAATGGTTTAACGATGTTAAAATTAAAGATAATGAAGAGGTTCATCATATAGATTTTAATGGTAAGAATAATTTACCTGAAAATTTATTAATTATGGATATTTCAGAACATAGAAGTTATCATGCAAAATTAAATAACGAAAAGTTATGGTCAAATCCTGATTATCGTTTAAAAATGAGCGAAGTTGCAAGACGTAAAGGTAAAATGAGTTGGGATGGAAAACGGAAAGGAGATAAAAATCCATCATATTTTTCAATTCCATTTGATAATATTATTGAGACGGCTCGTATTGAAAAGTCGTTGAAAAAAACTGCGATAAAATTAAAAGTATCTTACCGAAAATTACAAAGAGATATTACAAATGCGGGATACAAAGATTGGCAAACATTTCTTGATGCTTATGGTATTGAAAAGTCAAAATACTCAACCGCAAAAAGTAAAGGTAAATTTTTACAATTAAACCATAAAATAGTTTCTATAGAACCTTATGGTTTAATCCCGGTTTATGATTTAACAGTACCCGGATATAAAAACTTTGCAACAGATACTATTTTTTCACATAACACTCCGGAAATTTCTGCAGCATTGGACATATATTCTGAAGAATCTACAACAACAAATGAGGATGGATTTATTCTTCAAATTTTTTCAGAATCAAAAAGGATTAAATCTGTTTTAGCTGATTTATTTAACAACGCACTCGACATTAATACCAATTTACCAATGTGGACAAGAAACACATGTAAATATGGTGATAACTTTGTTTACTTAAAATTAGACCCTGAAAAAGGTATTATTGGTTGTCAACAATTACCAACAATTGAAATTGAAAGACATGAGATTGGTGTTTCAGGTAGAATTTCACAAGATATTTCAAAAGAAAAAGATGAGGATAAAAAAGCTCTTCACTTTACTTGGAAAACTAGAAATATGGAGTTTCAATCATGGGAAGTTGCACATTTTAGATTATTGGGTGATGACCGAAAACTTCCTTATGGTACTTCTATGTTGGAAAAAGCAAGACGTATTTGGAAACAATTATTGTTATGTGAAGATGCAATGTTAATCTATCGTACATCACGTGCACCTGAAAGAAAATTATTTAAAGTATTTGTGGGTAACATGAATGATGATGATGTTGAAGCATACGTAAACCGTGTTGCAAACAAGTTTAAAAGAGAACAAGTTGTAGATTCAAAAACAGGTAATGTGGATATGAGATTTAATCAAATGGCGGTTGACCAAGATTATTTTATCCCTGTTCGTGACCCTGCAGCACCAGACCCAATTAGTACATTACCAGGTGCAACAAACTTATCGGAAATTGCCGATATTGAATATATTCAAAAGAAATTATTAACGGCTCTTCGTGTCCCTAAAGCATTTTTAGGGTTTGAAGAAGTTGTTGGTGATGGAAAAAATTTATCATTACAAGATATTCGTTTTGCAAGAACTATTAATAGAATTCAAAAAAGTATGATTGCAGAATTGAATAAAATTGCAATCGTTCACTTATTTCTATTAGGATTTGAAGATGAATTACAGAACTTTACATTAGGATTATCTAACCCATCTACACAGGCTGATTTATTAAAAATTGATGTTTGGAAAGAAAAGGTTTTATTATACAAAGACTTGGTTTCAGACCCAGGAAATGGTATCCAACCTACATCATCAACATGGGCTAAAAAACATATCTTTGGATGGTCTGATGAGGAGATAAGATTAGATTTACAACAACAAAGAATTGAACGAGCGGTGGGTGAAGAACTTAAAGCAACTCCTACAGTCATTTCAAGAACAGGTATATTTGATAATATCGATAAGTTATATGGAAATGTAGGGAAACCTGCTGCTCCCGGAGCAACACCACCTGAAGGAGGAGAACCACCATTAGGTGGTGACATGGGAGGTGAAGTATCTTTACCGCCTGAGGGAGGTGAAGTGACACCACCACCACCACCACCACCACCTGCCGGAGGAGAAGTAACACCAGAGTCGAAAAATAAAAACATGAATTTATTAGTTGAAACTAATCTTTTAGAAGGTTCTAAAATCCTTGATTTAGGTCAAGGTCAAGATTCTTTAGGAGAAATTTCAAAAGAATTGGATAAGTTATTAAATTCATAATATTTATATTCTAAATGCACTATAATGACTTTCGGACAAATTAAAACTTTAGTAGAACAAAATCTAATTGAATCCTACAAAAATGAGAATGAATTCAAAAAATCTCTAAAAGAATTCAAACATAATGTTTTGAATAATAAACATATGGCAAAATTGTATTCATTATACGACCAATTGAGTTCACCTCAAGGGTTAAATGAATCTGACGCAAAAGATTTCTTAGAAGAAGGTGTTACATTAATCCAAACTATATTACCAAATATTAAATTACCAAAAACTTTGTCAGAAAATATTGAAAACAAATATTCCGATATCGATTCTTTAGTTTACACGAATAAATTAAATTTATTGGAAAGAGTAAATTCAAAAAAGAATATTATTAATACATTGGTTGGTGAAAATAAAAGAATTAAAGAGTCGATTAATATTCCATTAAAATCAATGGTGAGTATTGCAAATCAAACATTACAAAAATATATTGAAACATTAGACGAATCATCCAAAAAAGAGTTCATTAAATTAATTTCTGAAGACACAAAAACTCTTGAGGATAAGTTCGAAACTATTAAAGAAAGTGCAATTAATAAACTTAATAGTATGTTAGAAAAAGAACAAGAGTTTGAATTAAAAACAAAATTATCAGAAACTATTAACAAATTAAAAACAGAAAAATTCGACCAATTGAATTTTATTAAGTTAAAAAATTTGGAAGAATCAATCTAAAGAATTTCTAAATTTTTGAGTATAAGACGCTTTTTGTATCTGAGTTCTCCTTTTAACAGATTTTTTAACAAATTCTTTTTTATTTAAAAGAATTTTATTTTGATGAGTTTTATTAACTTTATATTTGAAAACCTTTAAGGCCTTTTCAATTCCATCATTTGCAACTTTAACTAGTATCATATATTACAAATATTTCGATTATTTGAAAAATCTTTGACAATCATCATTTTTTTTACTATTTTTTTAAAAAAATAAACATGTGCAAGAAAAATGATGAATGAAAAAAGGTAAATGTGTGAAATTAAACTTATTTAACCCAATAAAATCGGTTTATGGTACCGTAGATTCTACAAATCTTAAATCAATTTATATTAATATTCAATCTTGGGTGTCACCAAAATCAAATCAACTTAATTGGTCCCGAATTGTTAGTAATTTAAGTAAAGAAATTAAAAACTCTGTATTCAATTCTATTGATAAAAATCTATTTAAAGAACATAATATTGTTGATTTGGATTTAAGAAGTAGTGGATTGTTTGAGGGTAAAAAATCATTTTTAAATTTGGAAGTTAATATATATCCTAATAAAGAAATTGATTTTAAATCTCCTGAATTAAAAGAATCTGTTAAAGAAATAATTAAGAATATTGTTAAAGATAATGTGGTCGAAAACGAATTCTTTACCTTTTCTATATCAAAAAGTAAATAAAGATAGTATATCGATATATTTATCTTAAAAACTATTGATGAAACTATTAAGAATTTTAGAAGCAAATGAAATCGGCCATGGCATTTTAATTGAAACGGATGCAGGTTGGGTATCACCAAAAGATATACGTAATGCGGATATGTTAAAAGAGGCGGCTAATTTGGATTATAGAAATCCGTTTGAATTTTATGCTGTATTACAAAAATATGACACCCCAAATAGAAACGGAAGATTTTACCCCGAAAGAATATTAAAAAGAGAAGCGGATAATTACAAAAAGGCAATTGCTAAGGGATTGTCTACTTCAGAACTTAATCACCCTGAATCATCACTAATTGATTTAGATAGAGTGTCTCACATCATTACAGACATATGGTGGGATAAGAATATCCTAATGGGCAAACTTAAACTGTTAACATCACCAGGATTCCACGAGAGAGGTATCGTATCAACTAAAGGAGACCAAGCAGCAAATCTTATGAGACAAGGTGTAACTATGGGAGTTTCTTCGAGAGGTGTTGGTTCTTTAAAAAAGGTTGGAGAAAGAAATGAAGTTCAAGATGATTTTGAATTAATTTGTTTTGACTTAGTATCATCTCCATCAACACCGGGAGCGTATTTGTTCACTAAACCTGAAGATAGAGAGATGTATGAAGAGAATTTAGAGGAAGAAAAAAAATATAAATCACCTGAAAATTCAGAATTTCAATCGAAAGGGGTTGACTTAATGAGAAAATTAACCGATTATTTGGGAAAATAAAATTAAAATATGGAAGAAAAATTTTTTGTAGCAAAAGTTCAGTATGATTTACCAGATGAGAATAGTGGTAAGATTAAAAAAATCAGAGAGGAAAAACTTGTAAAAGGATACTCTGTTACAGATGTGGAAGCAAAGGTAACTGAGAAATATCAAGGATTTACTCATGAATGGAGAATCACATCGGTATCTGAAAGTAAGATTGATGAAGTTATTGATTAATCTAAAACAAAAAAATAAATTGGTTTATTTAAACCAATTAAATTAAAGTGGTCTATTTTGACCACTTTTTTTATGCTTGGTGATATTTATTAAATAAATAAACCTATAAAGATTCAAAAAAATAATATTTCCCAATCAATAAAAGGGATTTTTAATTTTTTGGTAATATTTATTAGTTAAAATAAATATATTTCCGATATGAGTGAAAACAAATTAGTTCAAGAGGCCCTTATTCAAATGAAACAAGTTGAAGAAGCTATAGCCGAAAATGCAAAAGGAATACTTGCTTCTACAATGAAGGAAGAAATCAATCAATTAGTAAAGGAATCTCTTTCTGAACAAGATGAGGAAGATGAGGTTAATTTAGATGCTGACATGGAAATGTCCGCTGATAACGATGACGTAGAGACGGATATGGATTTTGGTTCGGATGATGACATGGAAATGGATTTTGACATGGAAATGGATTCTGATGAAATGCCAATTGACTTAACCAACGCTTCTGATGAAGAAATTCTAAAAGTATTCAAAGCTATGGGGGAAAATGATGGTATTATCGTAAAAAAAGACGGTGATGATGTTCATTTAACTGATAGTGATGCTGATGTTGAATATCTTGTAAAACTTGGAGAATCTGAGGAAGACATGATGGAAGAAGAAGATGACGACATGATGGAAGAATACGACGACATGATGGAAGAAGACGATGAAACGACTAATGATGTTATCGACGCTATTTTTAGTGGTGATATGTCAGGTATCGACGAAGAGGAAGAAGACATGGACGAAGTTGTTTACGAAATCGAAATGGACGAAGAAGATATGGACGAAGTTGTTTACGAAATCGAAATGGACGAAGAAGACATGGATGACGAAGACATGGAAGAAGAAGACATGGATGACGAAGACATGGAAGACATGACTAATGAAACCTACAAACCTAAAGGTGTTGGAATTGGTAAAGGTCCTAAATTCTCTTACAAAGACAAAGCTGCAGGAGGATTTAAAGAAGACAAAAAACAAGGTCCTAGAACAATGGGAACTGGAAAAGCTAAATTCGAATACAAGAAAGGTGCAAACATGGAAGGTAAATCCAAAGTTGTTAAATCTGAAACCAAAGAGGGCGATTACGGAATGAATAAAGGTGATAAGTCCAAAACAATGAAAGGTAAAGAAGATTACACAACTAAAAAAGGAGACACTCTTAAAAGAAAGGCTTTCGAGAAAGAAGAAACTAAGGAAGCTGCAAGAACTTACGGAATGGGTTCTAAAGAAGGTAGAGGATTAAGAAAAGGCATCACTCCAAACAGAAACTATACTTATGGTAAAAATGGTGTTAAAACTGAATCTACTCAAGAAGAAGTTAGTATGTTGAGACAAAAGAATGATGAGTATAGAAAGGCATTAAATGTTTTCAGAGAAAAACTTAATGAAGTTGCTATATTCAATTCAAACTTGGCTTACGCAACTAGATTGTTCACTGAACATTCAACTACTAAAAAAGAAAAAATAAATATCCTTAGAAGATTTGACGATGTTGAGACTTTAAAAGAATCTAAAAATCTTTATAAGTCAATCAAAGATGAGTTAGCTAAGGTAGACACAAAATCAATCAACGAATCAGTAGGCGCTAAATTAAATAAATCAGTATCTACAGGTTCATCAACTACTCTAATTGAAACTAAAACCTATGAGAATCCACAACTATTAAGAATGAAGGATTTGATTAGTAAGTTGGGGTAATAATAAAAATAAATCTAAAACAAAACAAATACTAAAATGGGAGCATTATTAGAATCAGGTCTTGTTGGTAACATCGGGTTAAAACACCTTAAAGTTATTAAAGAAGACACAATCAACAAATGGGACAAATTAGGATTCTTAGAGGGTCTTAAAGGTCACATGAGAGAAAACGTAGCACAATTATACGAAAACCAAGCATCGTTCTTAATTAACGAAGCATCATCTACATCTGACACAGGTGCATTCGAAACAGTGGTTTTCCCAATCGTTAGACGTGTATTCTCTAAATTATTAGCAAACGATATCGTTTCAGTACAAGCAATGAACTTACCAATCGGTAAATTATTCTACTTCGTACCTAACATTCAGTCTTATGAAACTGAAACATCAACAACAGGTATCCACTACGCACCGTATGGTTCACCAAACGCGGCTGCTGACCAAACACCTAACAGTGGTTACGACTACAACAACACTAAAGACCTTTACGATAGATTCTACGAAGGTAACGAACCAGCATTAGACCCAC